CGTACAAGTGTAAACAACGGAGCAATAGGACCCAATGCCCCGGTCAAAGAAATCGTGGTCTGGTGGCTCTTGGATGAAGCCTATGACTCGTTCCTTGGGAACACGAGGCTCGGCCCCTCTTTTGTCGTTGAATACCACGAGCCAATCGTAAGAATCGTCATCAACGAAGGTGATACCATCGGCCTCGCTCCACAAGGACTGTTCCATAATCCTGCGGTTCAAAGACGCAGAATCGGTCCAATTACATATCGCTCTTACCTTAATGCTCATGGTATGCAGCTTACAAATGCCCTCTTAGAACGCTCCCAATTATCATCGTTTGTCTTCCAGATGTTCTTGTTCGCATAGAACCTCACCCTGTCCTCGTCATCGTGCTTAATGGTTATCAGGCCGTTATGAAAAGGCCGTTGCTCAAACCCAAGACCCTGCACCCGAAAATAAAAGTCAATATCGTCAATTCCCCATCCATCCACTATCTCATTGTAGCCTTTGGCCCGGTAAAACAACTCTTTCCAAATCATACAGCATCCTGTTCCATCGCCATACCCCCAGCCCGTAACGAATGTCCCTCCCTCCATAACCTTGATTTTGTGGTAGTTAAGGAATGCAGAATTGGTCATCAAGGCATCGGCATCCATAAAAACAAAGGTGTCGGCCTTTTCAGAAGCAGCCAAGGCACCGATGTTTCTTGCGTGGCTAAGGTTAAAGCCTTCGGCCTCGTGCCTTACCGCACGGACTCGTGGGTCGTTCAGGTCCTCAACATAATCGGCACTTTTATCGGGGTCCCCATAGTCCACCACGATAATCTCGTAATTGTCCCCTTCTTGGGCAAGCCAAGTCGGCAATGCTTCTTCCAAATGATGCATACGGCCTTTGCAGGTCGTAATCACCGAGATGAATCCGCTCATTTCCATCGTATCAGTTGATTTTGTTGTCCTGCGTGTTTTTGTCTCACAAGGTTGTGCCACTTGTACTCGTGAGTTAAGCCGAACTTAGCGTGATACTCTCCAAGCAAGGCGCAGGAATGCTCCCAGGCAGAATTGTGCGAAAACCCAGGCCCACCATAAAGTCCGAGAATGTAATAGTTCTCCATCATCCAAGGTATCGTCTTGGCAGATAAAGCATTTCGGTATTGAAAGTAAACGGGGTTCACGCCACAAAAGGGGTCAATCTTGTATTGGGCGCAAGCGATGTTGAAGGCAAGTTCATCGGGGTAAGTGCCTCCCCAAGCCATTCTGAGCCTATCCACCGGGATGCCGTTGTCAATGTTGTCCCTTACTTGCTCAAAGAACTCGGTCACTTTCTCTCCCTTGCGAAGGAACATAAACGAACTGTTTATGGCCACAACCTCGGCATCATCGTCAAGCTCGTGAAACTCCCAAATGGTGTCAAGAGATGCCCATTGCATCGTATTGCCAAAGAAGTCTGCGCCGTCCCTTTTTAGGTTGCCCTTGGGAGTTCCTCCTTTTGGATCATCCCAAGACGCTACTTGGGAATAGAAATAGCCGCTTTCGGGCAATGCAAGAAGCATCTCAATCAGCGGTTGCAGGGATTTGAGTGCAACGCCATCCGTGTCAAAGTATAGGTTGTTGTCAAAGGCCATATACTTATCCATCCTCGTCTTGGCCCTGCCAGGGCTGAACCCTGCGCCAGAATACAAGTCCTCTTGGTCAATAATGGTGATAATGTCAAAGACCCAATAATTGTGGGGAATCAACATGTCCCTTTTGTCGCATATCAACTGAATGGGGAGGTCTCTATCAAACGCCTTAACCGATATTGCGAAGTTGTAGGCCATTTCGTGATAGGCTGACTTTCCAAAAGCCATAAGCACTATCCCTGTTGTTTTTGCACTCATCTGTGCAAAGATAAAAAAAATCCCCGACCAAAGGCCGAGGATTCAAAAAAACCAAACCGAAACTTAAACTCCGAAGATAGCGTCTGCGTTTGAAGGCGCAACGTATTTCTGTGGGAGTTGGTCTGGGCCGAGCGAAGCACGGGCCGTACAGTTGAACATCTGAAGCTCCTTGTTGGAAGCGGGGACATTAACCGGCAGGCACACATAGTTCACGGGTTGAGTGATCACCATCACCTCGTTAGAGCCACACAGGTACAGAATCAAGCCCGTTACACGCTTGTTGAGGGCGTTGTAAAAGTCAATGCTTCCATCGGTTGTGTTGGCATCCATCCAGGTAGCGGTAAAGTCAAACCCAGCCAAGAGCGAGGTTGGGCCACATCCAACAGGATTGTCAACATCTACGGGAGATGCATCAGGTACCGTTCCACGAACATTCTTGATAATTTTGAGGTCTCCAGCGTTGATAGCGGTGGTGTATTTCGCACCATTGCTCCAATCGGCAGCCGTTGCAAAAGTAGTCCCGGTGCCAAATGCGTCCTCCTCAAGAATACCAATCGCAGAGATACCGCCCCTGTTGTAAGCACCACAAAGCACAAGCTCGTGATTCGGCAAAGCAGTACAGCCGTATTCTAAATAAGCCATTTTGTTAAAAATTAAAGGATTTCAATCTCGTCATTTATTGGCAGACAGGCCACAACGCACGATGTAATTGCAAAGATAACGAATCGCCACGCAATTATCCTATCTCAGGACAAGGCTCACAAGTCGTTTCGCAGTCTTCGGGATTAACGGGCAAACCATCGCAACAAGGGTCTTTGCGTAAGTTCTGCTCCTTCACCTCAACCTCAAGGAAGGCAGGGGCAACGAGCCGTGTCCGAACCCAGGTCGGAGAGTAAGCCTCCGAGCGAGTAAAGTAATCGGCAGCAGGAAGGATGAGGTCGTTCATGTTGAAGATGTCGTGCCTGCAAGCGAGGCGCATAAAGTTGTGGACATACCTGGGCGATAGGTTCACGACCAACTCCACGAACTCCCGGCTCTCCGCATACACGACCCTCTTGCGGCCTGCGCTATCCTGATAGGACACGACCTCCCCATCGTATTGCGGATTCCTCAACTCGCCATAGATTCTGGTGCGATGGAAGAAACCGCCGTTGAATGCGTCATTGGATGGATAGGTGAACCCGAAAGCGCAAGCTCCCTTCGTGTCGGTCACATCCTGGGATGCTAAGACTCGGATGGTGTTGCACGGATCCGTGATCCACTTGTAAGTCTCCGTCACGCAATACTCCATCTCCTCATCGCATCCTTGGTTCTGCGTTATGGCAAGCCTAAAGCAATCGTACTCCGAGTAGGAGGCACGAGAGTTGGAGCCAAAGGAGAAGGTGTAGGAATACACGCCTCCGTAAAAACCCTCAATGACATAGGTTGTCTTTGCGCTATTGCCATAACTTACCGAGGTAAGGCTATCGGATGGCAGGAGCGTAACGCTGAAACCAAAGGATTCATAGATGGCCACGGATGCAACACGGAGCTTGGCTTTGTACTTGCCGTCAACGAGTTGGGCATCCACTTTGATTCTAAAGGGATAAGAGCCTGTCGTTCCCGTCCAGGTAAAGTAAAGGATGTACTCCCCAGGACAAGCCAAGTTCGTCCCTTGCTCAACGGCCACGCCATCAACGAGGATGTCCACATTACCGCAGAACTCATCGCTAAGTTCTTCAAGCTTTAAGACAATCTTGTAAGCGGCACCCTGCACCAAATTCATAGAACGCTGGGCAGATGCCGACCACGCTTGTGTCGCTGCTGGACTGCATCCTCCGTTTACGTTCAAATAGCAATTTGGAGCGGTTCCACCGACAGCAATCCACCCCGTTTGCGCTTGATATGGCGCAGTAACGGATCGTGTCCAATCGCCTGCATTGCAGAAATTGGGAACGATAGAGTCATCGCAGAAGATGGCTTCGGCTTGAACGCTCAACGCTTCCGTGTTGTAGGAGGATGTCAATAAGTTAATAAGGATTGGCTGAGAGTAATCCCCCGTCTTGCAGTTGTCGCATTGAGCCTCATCCACCTCAAAGCAATAGATGTGCATATCGTCAATGGTAATCGTTGTCTCTGGGCAATCAAAAGAAAACTCAAACGCCGAATTAGTGATTGGTATCTGCCACCATCCCGTTGTGGTTATGCTTATATCGCTAAGGCCATTAAGTATCACCGTGCATCCTTCGTTCAAAAACAGACCGCTCACATGAATTCTGAGCATTGCGTTTTTGCAGTCTTCTCTATCCGTCCTAAAGTCAACCTTTGCGGATCCAGGGCCAGATATTTCAATGCTCTCACCCTGGGAAACCGTTACATTGCCTTGATAGTACGATGGCTCACCTGTCCAGTCTTCAGGGACGAGGTCTTTTGTGCTTAGTGTGCTATCCACGCACACGATGGGCTGATTCGGTATAATCATTCGGTCAGAAGTTCAAAGGTTGTCATTCCTGTTTTGAGGTTATGCTCCACGCTCATAATCCATCCTCTTGTGCCGTTCACAACGATATAGTTCGTTGGGTTGTTGTTTATTTGGTTGAATTGCGCTCGGTCAAGGGGATATTCAAACGAGAGTGATTTTGCTATTTTGATTGGCAAGTTATTACTCAAAAGGTACCCAGCATAACGGAGGCCCAATGGCGCACGAAACAAATAATTCCTGGCCGCAAAGGGATGGATGCACGAACCGGCATAGGTGAAGGAAATAGGGTCGGCAATGATGGCGTTCTGTTGGTTGTTGGAACTCGTGGTGCCGGTGTGAACCATATTCAACACGACCTTCGGGGTTTTTAAGTCATCGGTGTTTTCTTCAAGCAAAATCCATTTGTTCTCTTGGTTTACCGAAAAACCATAATACAAGCCCCCTGTTGGAGCAGGCGTTCCTGCATCGCCGTTGTAATAGTCGTTGGGGATTAGGAAATATGCCGTTGTTCCCGCATCGGACTCCGCACATTGGGACGAGGCATATCCTGCGTCTTGGTAGAAGATGGATGCATTGTTCAGCGTGGCATTGCTGTAATTCAGCACGGAGAATACCAACGGGTTGTCGCTCTTCAGCATCACATCTTTTGCATCGCTAACGGATGCAGATTGAGCGTTGCTGAAGAAATAAGGCTGCGTGTCTGCCCTTAGATATAGCTGCGTGCCAATCCTCGTAAACGAAAGGCTCAAGTTGAAGAATGCGTTCATACCCATAAAGAGTTGGGTAAAGGATATGGACGGCATTGATATGGAAGGCTCTATCAGCGAGGTGTTAGTCGTGTATAGGTTATTCGCTCCGTAGGTAGCGTCTATCGTTGATACAACCGTCACCGTGCTTGCCCCTGCAAGGACATTGATTTCCGTAAAGGTTGTCTGGTGGTAGAAATAGACCTCAACAAAGTCACTAACGCCATCAGTCGTTGCCCTTGCCGCATAGGGAAACACGATGTCCTCGTAACTGTTGCCTCCTGCGTCTGCAAATACTTGTTGGTTTAGCACAGTGGCAATGGCCTGGGCATAAGTCGCATTGTCAACAGGAGGGGCGAAGACGGGGCCTGTACCGAAGACTCTTGTAATTTCGTTCCCATAAACATCAATCCATTTCATCTCCAAGGGGAAGCCTGGGCCTCCTGCGTACACGCAATCAAGTTGAATGAATTGGGGTCGGTAATTGGTATTGGTGAAAATGTCGCTCTGGAAGATGGTCGTGTTATCGGTAAGGTAACTGACCACATATTGAAACAAGTCCGACATCTTGAAGGCGAACTTGTTGCCATAGGTCGGCCCGGTAGCGAACTCGTAGGAAACGCAATTCGTGAGCGGTTCGCCATTAATGGTCTGCTGACTCGGTGAGTTGATGGGGACAAGCAGGTCCTTCAGTCGCATCAATCGTCCTTGGACGGTATCATCCTCCACCGAGCAAGTCGCAATGCACTTGTAGGAGTTGAACTCCACATCGCTCAAGTAAATCAGGCCACGAAAGTTCAAGCCATCGTTGCAGTCCTCAATGATTTGGCAGGGAACCTCTTTGCATAAGTCGTTGGCCTTGTAATAGGCATAAAGAATCTCATAGCCATCGCCCCAAAACTCCAAGTCCGAAACCATCGTTGTGAATAGGCCGGGGAGATCCTCATTCCGCTGTATGGAGATCGCCGTTTCTTGGAGACCCATTGGCTCGTTGGCCAAGGTCTGCCCATCAAGTATTACCGTGAAACTCGCCATTACCAAGCCCTCCTTCTATGGACCTTGTGGGCCGTCCTTGGTTTGCGGAGAACTTTGTCAAAGTCATCCCAATTCGCAATCTTCACGCTCTTGTTCTTTCGGATAGCGTCAATCATTTCAAAGTTGTTCAGTTCAAGGGATGCCCCAACATTGTCGGCAAAGGAACGCTTGGTGCCGCTCATTGCGTCAATGTATCGCTTGGAGACAAACTCCTCAAAGTTATTGTCACGGATGGCTTGAAGGACGGGTTTGTATCGCTTGGTTTCTTCGGCAGTCATCACCGACTCGCCACGAGATAGCCTCGCAGGAATGCTGTCGGATGTGCCGGTGCCTGGGCCGTTCAAGTCAATAACCCCCTCCTTGAATCCTTCGGGGAACTGAGCCGAATCAATAAGGCTCATCTGCTTGATAGCCAAAGCCCCAATCGCAAAAGCCGCAAGTGGACCGCCAATCGGCCCAAGTTCGCTAAAGGCACGAATAATAGCGGATGCGCTATTGATTAAAACATTGGCCTTTTGGGCCTTTTTGTTTTGCTCAAATTGTTTTTTTTCAATATCCGAAAGCTCTGCGTTGTATTGTTCCTCGGAGATTAATCCTTGGGCAAGCTTGTTGTCAAGAGCGGTCTTTTGGTTGTTCAACTCCATCTCTTGGATTTGAGTGAATTGGCCATATAAGTCACCAGCCATATTAACGAATTTGCTAACCTCTTTTACATTCTCCTCAAACAAAGCTTGGTCACGATTTGCCGCAAGAGCATCAATCTCTTCTTTAGTCCTGCCATAGACCTTTGCTTCGGCGATTAATTTTCCATAGTATTGACGGATGGCCTTCAATCGCTTGTCCAACGAATTTCCCTCATACCCATCCAGGCCGTCTTGCAGTCGCTTGTAGAACTCGGCATAATCCTCGGCCTCCTTCTTCTTGCCATCGTTAAAGTCGGTGTCAAGCTTTTGCATATCAATGTTGGCCTTTACGAAGATGGCCTCAATTTCTTTGACCGATTTGCCTTGAATCTCGGCGTTCTTAGCGGCAAGTTTTGCCTTGGCCATAATCAATGCCTTCTCAAGTTCAAGCCTTCTGTCCGTCCCCTCTTCGTGAAGCTCAAGCTCGGTTTCAATCTCTGCGACAACATCCTGTAAGCGTTGAGCGGTCAAGTCCTTGATGTCTTTGCTGAGTTTTTGAAGGGACTCAACCGATGGCACATAGACCCCTTCCTCAAGAATTTCGGGAATTTCTTCTAATTTCATTATATAGCCATCCAAAGCAACCTCTGTAAAGGAAATTTTTGGCATTTTTTGAATAAAGGATCCAATCATCCTTTCGGCTTGTTTCAAATCCTTTTCTTGTTTTGCAAGGTCAAGCCCCATTGCCTCTGGCGTGTCTCTTTTCTCAACCTTAATCAATTCCATTCGTGCCTCAATGGTCTTTATGAGTTGGTTATAGTATTCAACCGTTCCTTCGGTGGTCTTGAAAAGCCTCGTTTCTTCGGCGGCGAGCAATTCTTTGGCTGCGGCGATTTCGGCTTTCCTTGCGTCTAAGGCGGCTTTTTCTTCTGCCTCTTTATTGTCTTTGAATGAGCTTTCTGCTTGGGTCTGCATCTTGTTCAATTCGGACAAGACCAAGCGAGCGTTCTCTATGCGAAGCTCTCTCTGCTTTTTCTCCTCTTCGCTTAGGTCTTTGGTGGATTTTTTCATCTCCTCCCTCAACAATCGCCCTTGAGCTTGAATGGCTTTTGCAAAGTTTCCATCCGTTAACGCTAAAAAGCGATTTGCCACGGTTTTAATGTACTCGTCCCTTTCCTTATTAGCGAAATCATCCATTCTTTGAATTTCCGCTTCCAACTCTCTGAGTCTTTTTGCTGTATCGGAAATACTCCGATCAAGGCCAAGAAATCCTGTAAATGGAAGATTTGGAAGAAGAGTCAGCAAAACCTCTCCGAATTTTTGATACGCTGGCATATTTGACCTCAACACCACTCCAAGGTCATCAAAATATCCACCCAATACATTTATCGCACCAGAAACGGCTCTTGCGTTTAGGATGCTCAATTTCAAAGCGTCAAAACCATTGTTCAAGCGATTTATGGCCGCATCAAGACTCGTCATCTTGGCAGCCACCGCAGGGGAGAAAGTTTCTTCCAGGACATTTGCGAACTCAGGCAAAACCTCAGCAGATAAAATTTTACCGCTCTCCAACAACTTGTTAAATGTAGCGTTGGTCATGTTGGCCTCTGGGTGAAGTCTTTGGTATGCCTCGGCCATCAAGTCGGATGCACCTGGAAGCGATTCACCCAACTGCCGCCTTAATTCTTCCGCAGAAACCACGCCCTTGGAGAGCATTTGTTGCAAAGCGTAAAAGGCTCGGCTCGCTTGAAGGCTGTTCGCACCGGCACCCCTCAGCGATACGGCAACCTTGGTGAATATCTTCTCGGAGTCTTCAGACGAAAAGCCAGCCATTTTTGCGGCGATCCCAAAAGTTGAGAAGGCATTGGCCGTTTCCTTCACATCAAGGCCAAGCCTCATAGAAAGGTTTCGGAGTCGGTTAAAGCCTGCCTCGCCACGATCGGCGGTATCAAAAACGAAATTCATTCGGTTTTGAATCATCTCAAACTCACGCTCAAGCTGTATCAGTTCTTTCCCGAAATTGATAAGGGTCTGAACGCTAAATGCAGCTATAATGCCCTTCCCAAGTTTGCCTATACCAGCGTCAAATCCCGAAACTTGTCTGCTCGCATTATTCACCGCCGACCCCATTCGGGTCACATTGTTGGTCGTGTTGTTCAGTTGGGCATTGACCTGGGTGAGATTCGTGTTCACCTGGGCCAAGACATTGACCGTGGTGTTGAACGAGTTGTTGATGTTGTTGATCGTACTCAGCCCTTGGGCCGAAGCGATGTTGGAAAGGGCTTTAGCAGCAGCGGTGGCGTAGGCCGATAGTTCTTTGTTTTTAGCGATAAGCTCGTCAAGCTTTCGCTTCATATCGTCTATATTCGCATCGTAACTTACCGATATTTTATCAGC